CACGAGTCTTTCCTTCATCGACTTTCGCAATAGGCCTTCGTTCATCCTTCAGAGTATCAACCCACACGGCGGGAATACACACGTTGTTACGAGCGGCTTCAATCATCCGTTCCATCTCTCTCTCAACGTCGGCATCCAACTTGTACTCATCACGCCCAAGCCATTTCTGTTTTCCAACACTCCCATGGGCCAGGGGTTGCAACGGGTATCCCGGAGATGTAGTTCGAACGATGCCATTCATGAATTCATCACCATCAATGCCAGCCACAGCTTCAAAATTGGTGAGGACACGTTTGCGATGAGAATCATTTCCACACCCAACAATACTCTTAACATCATTCACACACGCGGCCAGCTTGTCACGATCAACACTTGGGGGAATGGCTCCGGCTTTTGACAGGCCTTTCATCAGGGGATCCACAAAATCGTCTCCAATGAACTTGGGGTGGAGAAGACTCGGTTTCGTTGTTGGGACAGATACCCTGCCATGGATCTTGCTGGGTTTCAATTCTGTCTTCGTGGGACGTGGCAAGGTATACAGTGGAGTTCCCAGCGGAATGAAGTTCCCCGCAGGAAGACGAACTTCCGAGTCAACGGTCTTCAACAAACCATCAAGCTCAAGAGAGATCTGAGCCTTCACAGGGAAACACGCCAATGTGCGAGTAATGTCATCCACATTGATTGGTGTTGCATATCCTCTTCCAGGGCTCCCAGCCACATGCATACCGGCAATCTTCTTCATGAAATGTGGTCCAATACCGATCATCATGCTGCCACAATCCCCAGACGTAGTCTCAATGGCATACTCGTAGCTCCGGCGAAGATTATAAATATGCTCTTTCCCGCCCTCAACACTCTGGTAAACAAGGGGCGCATCATTCGCAAGAGCATCGCCGTACTTGAGAACCATCATACCATCAAGTTGGGGATTCACCAAGACGCACGGGAAATGTTTTGTCCCAAGTTCCTTGGAGGAGAAGAGGTGCTTCACAAGACTTCGCTGCAACGGCATTCTCTCGGGGAACTGAATCAACAGCTGATCTTTGAACTCCCCTTTCGCATCAACAACAAGCTGGAAAACACACTCCTTGGTCTCGAAGACCATACCTTCCCGCATGGTAGCGCTCGTGATTCGAATGTGGGTGTTCTTCTCCAGGAAGGGAAGCAAGTGTCCCGCAGTGAGCGCAATTTGCCCCACTATGAAACACAAACGCATGGCAATCGGGAAGGCTGACCCATCGCCAACAAAGATGGTATACATATTGCTGCGAATGGCATGAGACACTTCATGGGCTCCAGGGTCAAGTCGCATTTGAGCCTCAGCATTGCTCCTTGAACTTTGGACGCGAACATTGACAGGGCGTGCAGTGCGACCATCACCAGAGGAAACAAGCTGAACGCGAACCACACCCTTCTTACCAGATACAGTGTCACCGGAGGTTGTCAACTGAATATGTTTCTTGACATCATCACGTTCAACACTTTGCAAGTCAATCAACTGATGCTCGGAGAACAAAGCACACAATGGTTTCTTCTCAACAATGTCCGAACGGTCGGAAATCATCACTGTCGAATCACTGAAATCAAATTCTGCCTTCTGTCCCTGTCTCTTGCAAGTACCACACACAGGAAGAATCAACGCACTTTCAACAACATCACCAATGACATGGGCATGCTCAAAGATTTTTGCACATTTACAACACAAGTGACGATGCTTGACGCGTGCTGTGGAGAGTGCGGCACCCGTATGCAGTGCATCGAACAATGGAGTTGATTCACACCAAAAGAACCGGTAAATCACAAACCAAATTGCAGGGATGAATGCGATACTTGCGCAAATGATTGGATGATCCAAAATGATCTGCTTTGCTTGGCTCACACAAGAAACAACAACTTTGCGCCATTCAGCAAGAGCGCTCTTCAGACCTGGCAGCCAAAGACTGCTAACACACTCGCGACGCTCAAGGGACTGAACGATGCACCTAGTGCTCAACACGAACAAGGGATCGTTCCGTGCAATATCAGCATACACGGCACTTGCGTCATCGCAAAAGACCTGCTTGCCATTGGAGACGTGCGCGAAAATCATCATTTTCCAATTTTCACCGCTCTTCACAAGTCTGCTGGGAGACTCCCACATCTTAACCACAATTTCCTCATGGAAAATCCCGGTAAGCTTGTGGGCCTCACTACACAATCCCGCAATCTGCATCGATGACAAAGCACGAACCCCGCTGGGATCTTCAAAAACAGGCCTCATCCAAACCCAATCAATGGGTTCTTGAGCGTAATCGCTTGCTGAGCCTGGTTTCCAGAACACGTCCAACCACCCTTGAGCTTCAACAAGTGGTTTGTCCGCAAGTTCCTCTAGAAAGCCCTTGAGCGCTGCACCACGCTGAAATTTCTTCTCATACGCAGTCAACAACATGCGGATGAGTTCACTGTACGACATCCATGGCCCCAAATCGTCACCGGACACTGGACAAACACGGCGCGCCTCCCAAACATCAGTGGAGAACGCACAACCGAATTTTTCCCGGACTTTTCTTTCGTCAAGGTAGTAGCCACCATCACGAGAGACACACACTTCCTTTCTCGCACGAACCATCACATTGACATCAAAACGGCGCCGCAACGCTTCCTTGCAAGCAATCGATTTCGGAAAATATTCGTGAACGTTCTGGTTGGATGTGCAGATGACGATTTCAGAATTGAAACAGGTGGCTCCCTTATCCGACAGTTCTGCCATATGTAGAGGAAGCTTCGTCAAATTGCCTGTTCGAATGAGTTCCATGATCTCGGGATTCGGGGTAGATTCACTGTCTCGAATTTGCAGAAAATCATCAAACAGAGTGATGCGCTGATTTTTGTAGCCATCCCAGAACTCGGTCTCAACAGTTCGCGAATAGATTTCCTGTGAAATATCAGGCTTGCCATGGATATCTTTGGGAATACCCTTGACCTTCAACAACTCCGTGGCAACACTGTACATCAAGGCAGATTTTCCTTGAGCCGAAGGTCCCGACAAACAAATCACAAGGGGTTCCTGTCGCGCACCACCGGTAAAAGCACTGGATGATGCAGCCTTCTCATGAAGCTTTTTCAATGCTTGGTAGTGAACATTGAAAGGCAGAGCGAGCTTCGCACCAACCTTCAATTCCCCGATCTGTTTGGAGAATATGAAGCCTTGTCGATACAATTCAACAACCTCTGTGCAGGCGGCAGGATCCCTATCCAGACGTTCATAGATTCCTTCCTCAATCATCGTCTGCACGCGAACAAACCAGCGCTCAATGCCTTCAATCATTTCTTCCAATTGAGCAACCTCCGTTGGAATACCATGCTGGATTTGGAAAACCTTGTTGACAGCAAGGCTCACGAGCTTCCCAATTCCATCAAAGGCAAAGGAACCACCCCGCACGGCACTGCCCAATGCAGTCACTGACTTCATGAAGTCGGCAATTTCACTCTCTCGGGGAAGTCGTGACAAAACAATAACAGACACACACGTAATAATGACAGTGACAACACTCACAATGAGTTCCGTGCCAACTTGAGGTTGAACAAATGTACAAAAACGACTGAACATGTTCAATGCATGCTCCTGAACGACATTCCATGCTTGATAAGCGAGCTCCGAGGCGACGCCGCTGGTGCACAGAAAATCGATCAACAGAGCAGCAAGAGCAGCAGGGTCAGAAAATCCAATACGGAAAGCAACAAACAACTTGCAACAAGCAGACACAATTTGTTGGGCCACAGTCTTGGATAAAAGTCCAAAACCCTCAAGCAGATCTTGACATTGGGCTTTGAACTCCACATGATCAAATGAATGCTTGACATTGACATTCATCAAGGCTTGAGCTTGGTGGACGATCAAAGGACGAATGCGCTTCAACACTGCAGAGAAATCAACATCAACAGGATTCAGTTTCACATCAACAAATCCAAAGGAGGTATTCAGAGTGTACGTCACCAATCTTCCCCCCGTTCGGGAAAACAGAGGCACAGTCTTGAGTTTGTAGTGCTCTTTCAGCATCTCAAACTTCGACCCCGCTCCGGCGAAGTTCGATTCAACAACCAAAGTCTTGAAGACAAGACGCCTAAAGGTGTTATTTCGCGTCTTGTCGATCAATTGATCGAGTTGCATTTGGTCGAACCTAGTGCAGGTCTGAACTTGGGCAACAATGTCCTCTCGCAAGTAGGACAAAGGCCAAGAATTGCTCTTGCCGTGACAATGAGCGCTCCACACGTGGGAACAAAATGATTCAAGATTCTTGAACCGAGTGTTCACACATTCCTCCTGATTGCAACGGAAGGGTTGCATCCAAGGACATGTCTCAAGATGCTCAATCGCTGTGGAGGAGACAACTGCATCAAGGCAGTAACAAACGACGACGTCAGAGCAGCGAGTGTTGATGAGATGCTGCAAGCGGGCTCGCATGGAACAATGGCCCTGAGCACAAACTCGACAACAATTGCGTTTGCAATTCATAACAATCTGGTCAAGAAGGGGAGCAGAGGGAATGATTTTGCGTAAAACAGACATGTCGGCAATCGCA